GAAAAATACGTGAATATTTTTAGAAATTCTAACCTTATTTCCATTAATATCAGTTTGATCATTGATCTTTTTCTTTACAGAATAATTTTCAACGAAAGCTGTGGCACCGCTATTTACACCAGTAATTTGTCTCCCCTCAAATGCAGCGTTATATGGAGTCTCAGTAACCTCAATATAGAGTGGAATTTTCCATGTGTTATCGGAAAGTTTAAAAACATCATCGCCAGGATAACGAACAGAAGCTGGTTGGGCATAGACTAATTTAAAGAAAAGATCTATAGAACGTTCTGTACCTTTAGATCTATAAAAATCCAACGCATTCTTTATGAAAAGTCGTTTATTTGTAGCTGTATCAAACTGAATATTCTTAAGAGTTTCTTCTTTAAAATAGATTAGAAAATTATCTACTGTTTGATCCACATCACGATATTCTAATAGTCTTCTTGAGTGATAAAGTGTATTGTTTGCTTGTTCCAACCATTCATAGTAAGCTTTTACAAACGTTACAAAAACTTGTCCATCTTCTCTATAAAAGGAAGGGAACTGTGACTCAATAAGGGGAGAAATGTAAGTGACGATATCTTTCACTTATTATTCCCTCTCAGAAATAATGTTGATACGGACATCTTCAGCTTTGATTGTTAAGAGAGTTCTCAACAAAGAAGATATATCTTTTCGCTTTGTACGGGCGTAAATTTTGATTCCAGTGCCAGAATATGAGGTTACGTTTAATTTTCTGAGTTGTACTTTTCCAGTGTTGTAATCAATAGATCCTACATTTTCAACTACAACATGATTATTCCCTTCTAATGTAACAATTCTAATTACACCATTACCGTCATCTTCTAGAAAAACTATTTTATTTTTAGTTACAAAATTAGTGGATTCTATTGATGATATGTAATTACTAGGATGCTGTGTCGCAAGTGCTGCAAAATTATTTTCAATCGATTGAGCAAAATCAATATCATAGTTCGTATCAGCGTTTAATGTAGGAGTTATTAACCTTATAGGTCTCACGATAGTATCATTACTTAGAATGCTTCTATCTGCAGCATCTATAGCCTTAACAAAATTACTATAGCGTAAAGTTTTATTGAAGTCATCAAGATAAGTGCTATTGAATGCAATTATTGCAGTTAAGACTTCTTGCTTAATTGATTCGCTATTTAATGACGTAACATTTAAGTTATAACGAACGGTAGACGTGACATCTACATACATGAAATCTGGATCGATAAACACAGGATCAATTGAAAGAGAAGATCTTGGTTTGATAAAATTGTAATATTGTTGCTTTCGAATATCAGGAACACCATCTACATTCTTAAGATCTACTGCAATAAATACTTTTCCATATATTGCAGGAATAGCTTCTTCTCCGCCATACACTGATACAGCATTGATTTCGGGGAAATTTAAAAGAAGAAGGTTTCTATAGTCTTCAGCAGTCACCGCTCTTTCTTGAGTAGTAAAATATCTTGGAGCATTAAACTTAACTGACTCAATTGATTCGTGAATAGCGCCCTGAGCTGCTGCAGATACCGTAGAAACAGCTACGTTTGAAAATCCTCCAATAGTGCCATCAGATGTAAACTTAAACGCACCATTTGGAAGTTCACCTTTACAAATACGATATTCACACACAACTATTGAGTTATCTTTTGGTTTTCTTCCAAGAACACCATCGCCAAAAAGAATTTCATACTTATCGTTTTCTGCACCCTGAACGAAAAATATCTGAGAATTAGCTTGCTTATCAAACAAAGAAGTTGCTCTTAAGTATGATAAAATTTCGGCGCCGTTATCTTCAATAACAGTAACAGTTAGAGAATCTGTGTCTATAGTAGGATTAGAAAGAACAAATCTTTGTCTAGTATCTACATTATTTACAGTAAATGTATCATTTACATATTGACCTTCATAGATTACGATTTGATCGGAAACAAACGTGCTATTAGCTCCGGAAAATACTATGTTTTGATCAGTCGTAAAAGTAAATGTATTAGAGCCAATTCGTGTATTGAATGGCGTGCCTTTAGGCATAGTTATAGTGGCAGTATTACCAGTAGTTTGAACTGTTAAAATAACAGATGCACGAGCTGATTTGAATGATCTTGGTGTATAATTAAGTTCTTTTGCTCGAGAAATAACACTCTCGCGTAACTGAGCACTATCTAAGAACATTTCGTTGCCAATCATGTTCAAATAAAACGTATTCATATATGAATTATATGAAAGCACGTCAAGCAATACGTTGATATTGCTTCCTTCAAAATCATAATCCTTAAAAACATCCTGTGTTTTAAGATAAGTTTTAAAACTCTCTTTAAGAGAAGTAAAGTCTAAGTTTACTAAGTTTATACTTGTGTTTGTAGCCATTATCTTACTCTAATTAGAGGTATATTTATCGTTATCGGATTAATGATCGTAGTAGTATAAAAAATTATAGTCACTACGTATCCATTCTGTTCTGGGTATCCCGTCACTATTACATCTATAAGTTTAGCTCTGGGTTCATGATTTTCTATAGTACGTATTATTTGTGTCTTAAGAGAAGCTTCTGTCTGAGGAGATATTGGTTCAAAAAGAAAGTTTCTAAGATTCGATCCTATAGTAGGTTGAAAGAGTCTTTCATATTTATTAGTCAATAATAGATTTCTTATAGAACGAGTAACTGCTACTTCATTTTTAATCGTCATAAACTGTTTAGAATCAGGATGGACATTAAAATTAGTCAAAAAATCCGAATATAAAAACTGTTCTTTAGATCTTGTTGCTGAATATCTATCTGCTACTGAAGGTGATGCCATCTCTGAATTCCTATTTAGATAAACGTATTTATTAAGATCCTACAAAAACATTATCACTTCCAGAACTTGCAGAAGGAGCACAATGATCTCCACCTTCATCTGGACAAAGAGAATCTGCACTTGCAGAATTTCCATTTATGACTACTAATTTACCATTAATAAAAACGTTTTTGCATACAGCTATTAGATTTCCTTTTCCATGCGTATTCAGATCATCATTGATAGACACTAATTTTCCATTGGCAAAAACAGTTGATTGACCGGAAACTATAGTGGTCGCTCCACATGATCTTGAATCGCTATTTCGGTGTATTGCTGGCATTACGGATTCAAATTAATCTTAGAACCTATCAAGGTCATTTCACCTTTAGATTCTATCTTGCAAGTACCATTAATTTTAGTATCAAGATTACCATCAATCTGTATGTTTACGTTACCTTTGACAGTTATCTTTACATCACCTTGAACAAAAACTTCATCATTTTTAGCTAAAATAGTATAGTTGTCTCCAGCGACTTTAGTCACTGTTCTTCCATCTGCGCTAATTTCTACATATGTGCCAGACTTATGATATAAATGAATTCGTTCTGCATTTGGTGTATCGTCTATTTCTATCGTATGACCGCTCTGAGTGCGTGTAACTTTATTGTATGGATACTTTGAACCGTATGTTGTTTCTGGTTCTGGACCCATCAAAGGTTTTGATTTCCATGTATTCACTTCTCGCGCAAGTTGTGGTACATCATGCTTTTTTATATCACCTTCTTTGATAGCTGGAATAGTTCCCATTATAACCGGTACTTTTGCAATGGATCCATCAGCAAAAAAACCAAAAACATGGCTACCCACTAAAATGCCAGTTGGTGATGTGCCTACTTCACCGTGTTCTGGAGTCTGATAACTTGCACTAGTGATCGGCAATAGCGGCATTGCCCAAGGTAAGTTTTCATCTTCTGTTTGATCGTGAAAGTTGTCTATACGTATTTGACATTGACCAAGTTTATCAGGATCATTTATATTGACTACGTCAGCCAGAAACCAAACAAAATTATTTTCACCAGCAAACCTATTCACGTGTCAAATCCTCCGGCTTTACCGTATGTTGCATTTATAAGTTCCATAGAACTAAAATATCTAAAATCTAAATTCTGTTTACTCATAGAATGCCTTATATGTGTTATTAGATATTCTCCTGAGGTAATGTCAGAATTTTCAGATTTTTGCTTTCCTCCTACTTTAGTTAAAGCTTTAGGTTTAGGAGTTTCCAATCTTATTCTATATCCTGCAGATAAGTAACTATCTCCCCAAACTAATACACGAACTATATTTTGAGTCAACATCGATATAAATGCATGACCATAACCAAGCTTATCTTCCATATATGTGTCTGGTACACCAGAACTTTTAATCATATTAAATGTTTTAGATGGTTGATTTCCATATTGTGATTCAAATGAAGCAGAGTGAATAGGTTTTGCTCCTTTTGCATATTCAAATTCTTGTTGTGCTTTTGAATAATTAAAATCTTTTGTAACTTTATTGCGGGTTTTAATATCAATACTTTTAGTTCTATTATTTAGAGCACCTTCACTCATCAGTTTAGCAGTGTTTTGTTGAGATATATGGTTATATCCTAAGATATTTCTATAAGTAATATTTTTTACATCAGACCTAGAATCAGAATCATAAAAAAACATGGCATCTTTTATAAGTTTTATCTGATCAGATAAAATGAATTCTATAGGAACAAAATTGAATCCTAATTTATTTTCAAAAAAGACATATACGTTTGATTTATATCTATTAGATGTAGCGCGCTGTTTAAGCATGTCAAGCACTTGAAACGGTTTAACTAGTAGAAAATCCAATTCTTGGATACCTTTTGTACCTCCGGCTCCAGTAATAATCTGTTTTTTTGTTTTAAGATTATTAGTTAATATAGATCGCACATACGTATCAATTGTGCCACCACGAAGACCTTTAAGTGAAACTGCTTTAGCATTTTCTATTATTTCAATAGACGTTAAATGCAAATCATAACTAGATCCTGATGCATTTGGATCCATAACTACATTTTCTATAGAAGTAACTAATAATTCAAATTTTCGTGGGGGAACAGGATCATCACGCGATGGAGTAGTAAACTGTATTAAAACTTTACATTTTTCTGCAAGTAATGGAAACCCTTCTCGTATATTTACTTTATCAACAATATTAATTCTACCAAAAATTACTGGAGAAAGAATCGATTCGTATATATCAAAATGTTGTACTTGTTCAATAATATTTACTGTTTTAGTTTCATCTATATTAACTATAGATATCTGTTGTATAGTTACATCACCGGGAGAAAAAGATTTTATGGCCATTACTGATTCATTACCTGATTAAATGCTGATTGTATCATTCCAGTATATTTACTATCAATCAAAATTATAGTTTTCTTAGACTCATTTAATTCATTTTCATAGTCATATGCCGTAACAGGAGAAAAATATGCTATTTCATTTTCTGTAAGATTTTCTTTTATGGTGGTAATAGTAGAAGGAGATGCATTTGCAGAAGAATCTTGTCCAGTTATATAATATGTGGCGTTATTACTAAATGTTCCAGTTATGTGCTGAACGCTAATTACGGTCGTATTACTAAACGTAATAAATCCTGTAGCTCCAGAAGTATCTTGAATTACTTTTTCATTTGTCTGAAATTGTGCATTCCCACTTAATGTAACATCTAACGTTAAGATTTTATTTGTGGTAATAATTGTATCGTCTTTAATTCTTTCATAACCTATGATGTTATTATCGAAGTTTACGCTTGGAGTCCAATACTTTTTAGTCTGACTTGGTAAAGCTGTATATCCCGAAATGGTCAATATTCTATCGTCTTGATCATAGTTATTACGATAAAATTTTACTGTTTGATAGGCTTTTCTGAGTGATCCATATTTTTTAGTAAGAAATGCTTCAAAATCTATACCAGTTAATGGAGCATCATAATATGGATCTACAATTTCATTTGCTAGATGAACTATCCAAACATTATCAATATCATCGTAATAATCAAATGATAAGTTCTCAAGTCTTAATCCGGATGCTGATCCTTCTTTTAAAACATATGGGTAGTATGTAGACTGATTGTTCTTAAATTCATCAACAATTTTAGCACGACTTAAAATATTTCGAACAAAGTTATTTGCATATGTAATTACGGGCAAATTGGAAAAATATTTCATTTATTATAGCTCGTTTAATTATTCGTTCTTAATAGATCGGCCGCTGACGATAAAATGCTAGATGCACCACTTTTAGCAGACTGATAAGCTTTATCTGCTGCTTCTGAAACATATCCAGCGATATCTCCAATATTATTATTTTGTCCAAAATCATTTGCTGTAAATACTTCAATTTCATGAAATATAAATGAAAATGTAACAAATACTGGATTAGTCGATGAGTCATCGAAAAAACTTAATCCACCTGGAGTATAGTTTACGTTCATACCTTCTATCAATCCACGCTTATAAATCGGCATTGTTTGATCTCTTTTCCATGGATGCAATGTTAATTGAACCATATGTGGATAAGCCATTAGATTTTGCGCACTAGGAGAAACTTCTGGCAATATACGTTTTTTAAACATCTTAATAATATATTTAATCATAGCAGATTCTTGTACATTTCTAGGAGAAAATGTCCATGAAAATTCTATAGCAGGCCTTACGTCTACGCCTTGGAAAAAGACGGATACGTGCGGGTTAGGAATCATCCCCGCTTTTTGACCTAGAGTGCCAACTACTTGTTCGCCAGAAACACCTAATACGGCGCCGACGGCACCTCCGACGGCTTGTTGACCAGCCTGAACAGCAAATCCTGCACTATCGTTTAATAATGTTTTAATATCAGATGCGCCTTGGCTCGAAAATTCTTTTTTTGCACTTTCAACTTGACCGACTACTGCACCCAATAATCCGGTATCTTGTGGACTCAATCTTACAGCAAAAGTATCAGCTAATTGCTGCGGTAAAGGTAAATTTGCTGTAAATTCGGAATGAAATTTAACTTGATTTATTGCAGAAGGTCTGTCATATTTCATAAACTCTACAGATAAGTAATGATTTCCAAGATCAGGTGGATAAGTAATAGACTCTGTATTACTTTCTCTTTGTGATTTTGGTATGTTTTGTTCTGGATCTGAACTAGAAC